ATGAAATGCGTGATACAATTACTACACTATCTTCTGAAGTAGCAGGTTTAAAAGTTAAAATTGAGTATTTAGAGGATGAAAATATATTCCTTAAAGGAAAGAAATCACGCAAATAATTTGGCTGCCTGAAGTAATGTTCGTATATTTACGCCTAATTTAAATGTTATATATATGAGTAAAAAATCTACAAAAGGCGATTGGAGTACTCGCACAATAAAAACTCCAGAAGGTATTCAAGTTACTTTTTTCGATAATAAACTCCATAACTGGAATGGCCCAGCTATAAAATATCCAAGAGAATTTAAGACAAAACCACAATATTGGCTGTATGGCTTTGAAAAAACCAGAGATGAATGGATTGACGCTAGAAGAGATAGAAATGGTGTTCCACCAGATAAAAATCCACAAGTAAAAGCTAGATTCTAAATGAAAAAAGCTATAATAGTATCTGGTTATTTCAACCCAATACATAAAGGTCACTTAGAGCTCTTCGCGAAAGCGAAGGCTCAAGCTGATGAATTATGGGTTATTGTTAATAGTGATTTACAACGTGAATTAAAAGGTTCAAAAGAATTTCAATTAGAAGATGAAAGATTACTAATAGTAAGTAGTCTTAAAATGGTTGATTATGCTATGATATCTGTTGATAAAGATAGAACAGTATGTGAATCAATTAGAGCATTAAATGTAAAAGCAATAACTAAAGATCCTAAATATCAAATTTCATTTGCTAATGGTGGAGATCAAAATAATGATTCTATACCAGAGGCTGGGATTTGTAGAGAACTTGGTGTATCTTTATTAGAAGGTTTAGGTGATAAAATACAATCATCTAGTTGGTTATTAAAATAAAAATATATGAAAATAGGTTTATGTGGTACAATGAGTGTGGGTAAAACTACATTAGTTAATAGATTAAAAGAATTAGGTCAATTTAAAGATTTTGAATTTGCTACTGAACGTAGTAAACATTTAATGAATTTAGGTATTCCTCTAAATACTGATTCTACACTAAAAGGTCAAACTGTATTTTTAGCAGAGCGTGTTGCTGAATTAATGAAAGAAAATGTTATAACTGATAGAACAATTATAGATGTTATAGCATTTACTAATTTAGCTAATTCTATTGATTTTAAGGATAAAGAATATTTTGAAGATTATGCTTGCTTATTTGTAGGTGAGTATGATTATATATTTTATATTTCTCCTGAAGGTACTATTATGGAAGATAATGGTGTTAGAGAAACTGATTTAGAATATAGAGATAATATTGATAAAGTTATTGTTAAAACCTTAAATAAATTTGGTCATAGGTGTGATAATGTCCATATATTAAAGGGTAGTACCAATGATAGAATTGAACAAATGCTAGGAATTATACAAGATTAAATATTTATAGCAAATATAATATCATGGATAATTTTAGTTTACAAAACTGGAGAATCAGAGTAGTTAACGAAGACGCATTTAGAGAAGGAATGGGAGAATTAAATGTATACGGATATCAGACTAATCATTTTGATATATGTCCTGGTGCCCAAACTTTATTTAAAGACATTTTAAGAGGAGAATTTACTGATGGTGTACCTAGTGCTAAAGAACAAGATAAAATTGTTGAATTAGCTAAATTACATGATATTTTATTTAAACTAGAAAAAATTGCTTTAGAGGATCAGGGTGATGCAAAATTAGTATTTAAAAAAGTTATAGAGACAGCTTCTGATATCTATGAATTAGGTACTGAAATTGGATTAGATCAAAATTCTGACTTAAGATATATTCAAGGTCATGTAGAAAGGGTTAATGATGCAGCTAGAGGAGTAGATGATATTGGTAGACCATTAGATGAAATTGAATTAGAAATCCCAGGGGAAGAAAATGCACCTGCTGGAGATAAAACTCTAAATAAAAAACTAACTAAAAACGATAAAATTATTGCTGCTTATAAAGATATAGAGCAAGAAATCAGAGATAGTATTCAAAAAATTAAATCAGGTAATGAACTTGAAAAAAAGACTTCTATGGGTTTCTTAAAATCTAATCAAGATACTATAAAAGCGTACAATAATTTAAAGAAGGTTTGAACCGAATAAGTGTTATATTACTTTGTATTACTACCCTTGCTATATTTTTCATAATTCATAAAAAAGAAGATATAGACCTATCTGAGTATAGAGATAAAATTGAAGAATTGCAACAACAGGTAGACCAGTTGGAGCAAGTAAATGATAGTCTAGAATTAATAGAAGAACAGTTAGAGACTAAATTATCTAGTTATGATAAAACAATTGATAACTTAAATAGACAAATTGATGTTATTAAAATTGAAACAGAAGCTAAAATTAAAGCTGTTAATGATCTTAGTGCTAATGAGTTGGAGTGGTTTTTCACAAACCGCTATAGATTCAGTCAAGATACAATTAACTGAACCTGTTGCTAAATTAGTGATACAGGATTTAATAAAGTTTGATGCCTCTTATATGGAGATAGAGACATTACAACAAATTCTTAAAGAAACTAATTCAAAAATTGATACTCAAAGTGAGTTAAATACTAATTTAAGATCTCAAATTTCAACTTATCAACAAATGTTATCAACTAAAGAAGAACAATTAGATACTTCAAAAGATATGTCTAAAGAATTAGAAAAGGCATATAAAAAAGAAAGGCGTCTTAAAAAACTATACCAAATTACTTCTATGGTAGGTGGGGCAGCTGTATTATTATTATTAATACAATAATGGCAGAGGATTTAAAACATATAATCAAATCCGAATTTATAAAGTGTGCTAAGGACCCTATATACTTTATGAAGAAATATTATACTATCCAACATCCACAAAGGGGTAGAATTAAATTTAATCTTTATCCATTTCAAGAGAAAGTTCTTACTCACATGAATAATGAAGATTATACTATAATAAATAAATCAAGACAATTAGGTATATCAACTTTATGTTCAGCTTATTCATTATGGATGATGTTATTTCATAAAGATAAAAATGTACTATGTATAGCAACTAAGCAAGAAACTGCTAAAAACATGGTAACAAAAGTAAGATTTGCATATGATCAATTACCAAAATGGCTCCAAATAAAAACTACAGAACATAATAAATTATCTCTACGTTTAGCAAATGGATCACAAATTAAGGCAGTAGCAGCAAGTCAGGACGCAGGTAGGAGTGAAGCAGTATCATTATTATTAATTGATGAGGCCGCTTTTATTGATGGTATTGACGAAATATTCGCCTCAGCACAACAAACACTAGCCACTGGTGGTGGGTGTATAGCATTATCAACACCTTATGGTACTGGTAATTGGTTCCATTCAACTTGGGCTAAAGCCGAAGCAAGAGAAAATACATTCTTACCAATAAGGTTACCATGGACTGTACATCCAGAGCGTAACCAAGAATGGAGAGATGAACAAGACATAGTATTAGGTCCCAGAATGGCAGCACAAGAATGTGATTGTGATTTTAGCACCTCAGGTGATACTGTTATAGAACCAGATGTATTAAATTTTTATGAAAGCACTTATATTCAAGAACCAGTTGAAAGAAGGGGTATAGATGGAAATTTATGGGTGTGGCAGATACCAGATTACTCTAGAGATTATATAGTAGTAGCTGATGTTGCTCGTGGAGATGGAAATGATTTTTCAGCATTCCATGTATTTGATATTGAAGAAGCTACGCAAGTTGCAGAATACAAAGCTCAAATCCAAACTAAAGATTATGGAAATTTATTATTCGCTATAGCTACAGAATATAATGATGCTTTATTAGTAGTAGAAAATGCAAATATAGGTTGGGCTGTAATACAACAATTAATAGATAGAGGTTACAGAAATTTATATTATTCACCTAAAATGGATGTATCCATGACTAATGCTGACCAATATCTTAGTAGATATGAAAATGGTCAAGGTATGGTTCCTGGATTTACTACATCAATGAAGACGAGACCACTTGTTGTCTCCAAAATGGTTTCGTACCTTCATGAGAAATCTGTTACTCTTCGTTCTAAAAGATTATTAGAAGAACTAAGAACGTTTGTGTGGAAAAATGG